GGGAAAAAGCTTTTCCACGTTAAAGACAAGGTCCCCTACGGCAACCTCAAAGCCAAGGGCGGACCCGACCTCGAAAAAACCATTACACGCGCTTCAGCCCTGGGCCCTCTCACGAAGGCCCGTGACCTTGCTGAACCAATCTTGGTGGGTGTCGGGACGGAACGTGGTATAAATCATCTAAAGAAGATGAATGAAGAGCGAAAAAAAAATAAATCCGAAGGGCCTAAAGCCATGGGAAATAGCAAGCTTCACGAAAAGGTCGCTTCCGCGTTAGTCCGTCTCAGAGATGAGAACAGGGACTTCGTGAAGCGGGCGCACGCCACACGGCTTCTATGGAAGGAAGTCGAGATGGGTCTTGCGTCGCCACCAGGCACTTTCGATGAATACCAAGAGAAGATTGCAAGCATGGTTAACGAGGACCTTACGGTATTGGAACGCGCCCTCGAAATGTCGGGAAGCAGACACTCCCTTGGCGAGGTGCAAGGCACTTCGCTCGGCCGGACGTCTGCGGAACAAAGTTTCATGGACGCCTACCTTGACAATGATTCCTAACGATCCTTTAGAAAGGGAGTTCTAGATGAGTGCTGTAGGTGTTAATAGCGCTAAAGTTGCGCCAGTTGCTATGGATCTTACAAAAGACTTTGATGCTTTTACCTTGACACGCGGAGTTGAAAACTCTTTCCGCGTTGATAAAAAGCTTGTTCCTGGCATCGACTTTGAAGCGGGTGACTGGGGCGTCCTCAATGCTGATAACGAAATCGAGAAGCCAGGCGCGACGCCTGTTCGTCAGACATTTCTTATCATCACAGGTACGAACCGTTACGATGTGAAGGCCACAGGCCAAGTCACTATCATCATGAATACGGTCTTCTGCAAAACGAACCGTTTCGATAAAGCACAAGTTTATGCTGTCGGCGATTTGCTCACAGTTAAAGACTTGGGCGGCGGCGAAGCTTGGGTTACACGTGCTGCAGCAGGCGAACCTGCACTCGCTATGGTCACCGAAGTCGGTGCTACCACTATCGAGTTCAAAGTTCTCGAAAATGGTGGAGTTGCCTAAGGATAGGCGGCTTTGAGTCCTCGGACTCGTAGTAAAATGTCATGAAAACAAGGAGCGAATTCATGCAAGGTATCGGTGATAGCGTAGATCCACAAGTATTCAATAACGTGTTCTTCGAAAACTTGAACACGGCAACTGGTATTGAAAAAGCAGCAGCGGCGGGCCAAGCCTATATCCGCAGCAAAATCCGCGAAATCGGTTTTATGCGCCGCATCATGCCACCTGAGATGGTTACTCGAGCTGACGTAACACGTTCGACCGACCACGATACACTCGTGAAAATCGTCGACGTTGAAATCAACTCGAAGGCTTTCCCAGTTAACTTTATCGGTACAGCACCCGATAAATACTTCCAAGGTAACCGGTACGCGGTTCCTTTCTATAAGATCGAAACTGAAAAGTTCATCAAAAACGAAGCTGAGCTTTTGGCTTACGATTACCCTGTAACTAAGGTAATCGAAGAGAACTCTGTAAAAGACGTTCAAAAAGTCGAAGACGTTTCCTTCATCAACCATGCTGAGATCGCTATTGGCGTTACTGGCAAACGTGTTGTGTCGGCAGCGACAATCGTCGACCGTAAGCAGTTGAACCAAGGCTTCAAACTTATCGACCGTGACGAACTCACAGCGTCGATCCTTTTGATGAACACATCTGATTTTGACGATTACATGATTCAGCCTGCTACAGAGATCGGTTCGCCACTGGCTTCCGAGCTCACAGTAGACGGCTACAAATACCAACACATCATGGGTCGCCGTATCATCGTGACAAACAAACACGATATCGTTCGCCCTGGTGAGATCTGGTTCTTTGCTGAGCCTGCATACCTCGGTAACTTCTTCATCTTGAACGACCTTAAGTTCTGGATCAAAAAAGAAGCCGACCTTATCATGTGGAAATCTTGGGAATACATCGGCGCAGGTATTGGTAACCCTCGCGCGGTTGCTAAGCTTGAGCTAGATGTGGCTGATTTTGGCGGCGGAAGCTACTAAGTCAGTGTCTAGATAGGCCGGCTCTGCCGGCCCTTTTCTTTGGTTTTCTTCACATCATTAAAGGAGGCTGTCATGGCTGAGGAATCGCTTAAATCTTACAAGATCGTTAACACAACAGTTAAAGACGCGTACAAAAAAAATGGCCGCGACCAACGTACTCCTGCAGAAATGCAAGGTCACATGGTTACTTGGCCAGATGCTAAAGGTAACCCAATCGGCGTAAAACCAGGCGAGATGAAAATCGTCGCTGGTCCTTTGTCGTCGGATGTTTTCCGTTTGGCTGCACGCAACATGGTAGCAATCGAAGAGATCGCTGACCTCTCGACTGCCATCAAAGATTTCGAGCAAGAAGCTCGTCAGACAAATGCAGCTGCTAAGGATCGCCTCCGCGATTCTGAAAAACGCTCTGGCAAAGCTGGCCACAGCCTCGGCGACAGCCGTAATGCTGGCGCTACACCACGCCTCGAGTCGGACTATCCGCCTGCAGACGAGAACGGTGTCCCCTTAGACTCGAAAGCTCAAGCTTCGGGCATGGGTGGATCGCTTTCAGCACGTGAACAAAAAGAACGCGATCAGCTCGCGAAAGACTACACAGCCGACAGCGAGTCGAACACTGTTGTAGCGAAATCGAGCAACAAAGGCGCGCGCGAAGCTTCGGCTTCAGCTTCTAAATAAGGAAGATGCTCATGGGCCAGACGAGAGAACAGATTGAGACGGAGCGACTAGCGAAAGCGCGGAGATATCTTCGTATCTTTCTTATGGATACGCCCGCACTCAATCGTCTCATCGACGGCTATGAGTCGGAGGCGGAACTCCTAGATTTTGCTATCGAGATGGCAATATCGGATTGGAATAGTACGTCTCCTATCCTTCGTCCATACCTTGGCATTGCGACGTTTCCTAGCCTGTATCTGCTTTTGCACGGAGCAGCCATACAGGTTATGAAGTCGCAAGGCCTCTATCAATCGCGAAACGAACTCCAATATAACGCCGGCGGAACATCCCTTGTTCGCCAAAACAAGGCGCGAATTTATATGGAATGGCTCGCGAACTTTTCTGCAGAATACGAGCAGAAGAAACGCACCATGAAAATTCAAATGAACGTCGGCCGCGGGTGGGGTGGAGTCCATTCAGAGTATGCGTTCCTAGGAATGGGATGGTAGGCGATGGCTGTTGGCCGGCTCAGAGGCATCAAATGGAAGTCGGTCGACGTTATGCTTCTCTCGATGGGAAAGCTCCCTCGCGTCCTCGTCCAGTGGGAACTTGAACCCACCACGCAAAATCTATCCAACCTGAAATTCTTCGTCGATCGATCGGAAAGCCCCTCGCAGTTTTCCTGTATCTCGTCGGAGCCTATCCTTGCAAATGTTCCTCATAAATTCGTCGACTACACGCCGAACCTCCGCGATATGCAAAAAGTGTATTACTACCGCATACGCGCTGTTGAATATGCTGGCGACACGCCGATCCAAAGCTTCATATCAAAGCCCACAACCTGGGACGGAGATCTTGATCGGGTCGGCCTTTACATAGTCGAAGAGCAAGAATTTTATCACCGCCGCGTGACGGGCGTGCCTTCTTTCATATTCAAAAAAATCAGGGACGGCGTCTACTGCCCTCTTTGCTGGGACCGCGTCCTCAAAAAGGTGACCAGGTCCAACTGCAAGAGCTGCTACGGAACCGGAAAGATTCAGGGCTATTACCCCGGCATTGAAACCTGGATAACGATCGAGCCCGATGCACGGCAGGATCAGCTCACCGAGAGGGGTGTCTTCCAGGAATCGAAGACCACGTTCGCGATGACGAACTACCCCGTCCTCTCGCAGTCAGATCTGGTCTACGAAGTGATCCCCGGACAGTGGTGGCGGGTGTCTGCCGTCAGCTACCCAGAGAAGGGTCGCACGCTTCTCATTCAGAACGCCCAGGTCGATGCCCTGAAGCCGACCGATATCGAGCAGGAGCTTTCAGATCGTATTCCTATGGCGAGGCGCCTTGCGCTCCTGGATGAAGTTAAAAAACGTGACCGCCGAAGGGAGTACTGATGACAAAAAAGACTCTCACACAGGCGCTGAACG